GCTAGAACTGCGCCACAGATGGGAACGTTTGCCCCTCGTTAACGAGGTGGTTACGGCCCCCAAGTGCGTCCTCAGCAACAGGCAGACGTGCAGCACGCGTCACCGCGTTAGTTGCACCACCGGCAGCAATAGTCTCGACGGAACCAGCGTAAAGCTCAAGCTTACGAACGCCAGCAACGTTTCCGACATACATGCCGATGTCTTCCCAGGCCTCAAACGAGATTCGGTTACGCTCTTTGTCAGCGTAGAACTTAGTCTTGTTGAGAATAAGGAAGCCACCCAAGTACTCAGGTGAAGTGAACGCATAGATATTGCCGGGTCGAAGAATGTCCGTTTTCAGGGTACGAATGAACTTACGGCCAATGACCGTTTTGTACTTGTATCCATCAACAGTAGTCTCACCAACAATCTTGTCACCCATATCAGCCTGGGCCCAAGCGTTCAAATCCTCGAAGTCAGTGTCAGTCATCAAAAACTGATCACACCGCAGTCGAGAACCACGATTGCCAAGTCCTGTGAACGTCTGGAATAACTTAATAAAGTCATCCTTCTGAACAGGGAAGACGAGGTTTTCGTCAGCGCCGAGAATGTCCGTTGCGGAAGCGGTGTTCGTGAGAACATCGATCCCTTTGCACTTACCAACTTCAGCGATATTGTTACTCACCACATTACGTGCTGAGAAAACAGTTGCGCCTGTATTGGCATAAGCCGCGCCAAAGGCGAGACCCTGTGCATCTTGCTGCAACGACTGACAGGCCGATTCCATATGAGTCAAGAACACGCGGTCCTCAATCTCTTGGATATCGTTAACAATGTTACGCTTGATGATCTCCGTGATTGGCATCACGTAGGCCATAAGCTCCTGCTCAGTTTGCTCGTAGCGCTGCGAACCGACCGTATGAAACGGCACCTCAAAACGCGGACCAGTGTAGTATCTCACGGTGGGCTGAGCCCGGAATGACATACTCATGGCACGGCTTTGTGGTTCCACCTCAACGACTTTCACGAGGGTATCGTGATTGACGCTGACCTGGAGGTCCGACCGACTAACAGTCTTCGGGGGGAGGACTTTGCGAGCAAAGCTCTCCTCACGCAGACGATCTCTAATAAAATCACCACCAAGAGCGGCAATCTTTTCTTTTCCAGCCTCAGTATCGAGCTTGCTTACAAACAGCTCGTTGAGGACTTCGCTAGGTACACTAGACATAATTTTATCCTCCTAAGGCTTAATCAACCTGACCGACATAACGGGGCTTATCATAAAGATAAATTCCGATAGCACGGTCAGCTGCGGGGTTTTGGGCAGAAGTGCGTGTCACATAACCAACAGCCCAGCCGCAATCAGCAGCGGCCATTGGTTCCAAGAGAAGACGAGTTGTGCTGCCTTCGACAGCCATTCCCGTATTCAATGCGACAGATACCATCTGTCCGAGTGGGTAGTTAGTAGCTTGGTCCAAGCCAACAGCGGGATTTCCGGCGATGTACAAAGTACAATCTACGTCAATCCCACCGTGAGCTAAAACAGCTACGCGAGTGTCCCCAAGAGCCTGACGATCTGAGCGTTGCGCAGACCCCCAAACCATTCCCAAGGAAGATCCCTGGTTTTCAGTTGCGGCGACACCACCATTAGTAGCTGCATGATATACAACTGCTGGGCTATCGCCGTCCTGGGTTACAAATTCACCATCCTCTGGCGGATTAGCGAGTCCACTACAATCCACGTCACGTGTTTGTACACTTAAAGTAGACGAAGTTGGGCTCACGTTCCGTCGTCGGGTAGCACTAAATGATCCTGATGCCATTTTGTTCTCTCCTGTTCAGGTTTACGTTTACTCACCGCTTCCGAGAAGAAAATTCTCGAAAGCACTCACTGCACCATCACCGGGCAAATCGGAAACTGATGCAAAAGACAGATCGGGTGGGGATAGAGCAAGAGCTTCCTTAACCACGTTCAAGTCCTTTTTAGAAGCCAGCAAAGCTGCCACCTTCTTCTTTAAAGGAACTGAACGGTCAGAGAAACCGCGTGCATCCATCATGGCCACAACTTCTTCGGCCTCCTCCCGCTTACGATACTCTTCAAGAGTAGACGCAAGCTTCGTGTTTTCCTCGGCTAGCTTCCGCAAAGTTTGCGGGACCTGCTTTAGAACTTCCTGGGCTGAGTTTTTATCAATTGTGCTCATAATTATGCCTCCTTACCAATCTTAGCCAATAACTTCTTTTTCAAGTTGTCAGTGGCCTGTTGTCGAGCCATGGGCCCTTCGCTACCGTGAACTTCGCCGGTCTCCGCACCTTGAGAGGCACTCTCGCCAAGTTGTTCATCAGAGCTTAATGCTGCATTCAGCACTTCAGCGAGGCTTTGGCCAGCACTTGCTGCCTTTACCGCTGCCTCACCATCAACCTCAATATTTTCGGTTGAATCTTCCTCTGCACTGGGAGCGGTTTCCCCAGCGTCAAAAATATCCTCTTCAGACACATGGTCT